GAGAGTGTCGATGTCACTGAGCGATGATTTGCTGGGGGATATCGAATCGTTTGCACAGGCCGAACCCAATAGGAAGGTGAAGCACCCTACGGGGTACGAACCTGGGATCGACACAGAGCGTGGCACGTATGTTGTGTCGGCGGTGAACCCTCTGACTCCTGCTGCGGTAAGTGGCCGCTTCGCCCAACAGATGAAAGACGCCTCTCTGGATCCTGACGACTGGTATTTGGAGGACGACCGTATTGAGATGCGAACGTGGGACATGAACCTTGGCGAAGGGCAAGTCCATACGGCATACTATTTCAAGGCGAGAATCAGGAGACTCCATGACAGACACGACCCCGACTACGAAGCCCTCATCGACGAGATCCGCGGATACGATCTTTCCCCGCAAGATGTTGAACCAGGCGATCCACAGACATACGTGGTCGTGCTTTCAGACTGGCAACTCGGTAAGCGTGACGGTGACGGGACAAAAGGCATTGTTGAGCGGGTACTTGCGGGCATTGAGGAATCAAGATCTCGTCTTGAGGATCTTCTATCTGGAGGACGGGCTATCGAGCGGGTCGTCATTGCAGGTTTGGGTGACCTCGTGGAAGGATGCGACGGGTTCTATCCCATGCAGGCATTCACGGTTGAGCTTGATCGCCGCGCGCAGATGCGTGTCGCAAGGAGACTTATTGCTCATGCCGTGCGGCTGTTCGCTCCGATGGTTCCCCACATCACGGTCGTTGGGGTTGGTGGGAACCACGGCGAAAACCGGAAGGACGGGAAAGCGTTCACGACGTTCGCTGACAACGACGATGTTGCCGTATTCGAGCAAGTGGCTGAGGCATTCGCGGAGAACCCGTCCTCGTTTGGGCATGTCACTTTCCTCATCCCGAACGACGAACTCTCTGTCACTGTCAAGGTAGGTGAACATGTCTTGGGATTCACACATGGACATCTGGGATCCCGTGCCGGCAATGCGGGTCTGTCCCATACAAAAGTGTGGAACTGGTGGGTCAAACAGGCCCACGGGCGAAGTCCTGTTGGCGATGCCGACGTATTGCTCAACGGACACTTCCATTACTTCAACTGGTGCGTCAACGGTTCCCGTCAGCACATTCAAGTACCGGCCCTCGACCACTCCACATGGTACGAGCAGTCCAGTGGAACATCCACCCAACATGGGATGGTGACCTTCCTTGTGGGTGACACTCCTGTAGAAGAATTACTAATCCATCCGTGCGCCGTGGTAGCCTGACAGATATGCCAACAAGAGGGACACAACACGCGTGCGAACAGACAGATTGTTCAACCACGTTCAATGTGACCCACCACCTCCAAAAGTACTGCCTTGAGCATCGCACCACAGAGACACGCCGCCTAGCGGATCTACCCGACGCGCGGGCAATATCCAAACCGTGTGAGAACCCGATGTGTAACAAGCTCGTCCGCGGTAAGAGGGCTCTCAAGAAGTCCGTGAAGTACTGCGACGATGCCTGCTCCAAACAAGCACAGTGGACGCGCAGCAACGACAAACGCACCCGTGAGAACCGTCAAGCCGTACTCGACACCTCCGGTGTGGAGAAGGCACGCAAGGGCGAGATCTACAAACGGCTGAAAACGTCTGGTGACGGTGAACGCATCGACGCAGGCGAAATCTCGCCCCAGGCTGTCTCGCTGTACTACGACACGACACCCGCCACGATCTCGAGGGCGATGGAAGCATGGCGCTTCGACCGTGACGCCACCGAACTGAAAGACTCCTTCGAGTGGTCATGGCGCGTCAAAGCCCTGTTCCCGAAAGAGAAGATGGAACGCGCCCGTGAGATCGGCCTTGAGCTACGCAAAGAGGCCTTGAAGGACGACGAGTTCAACCGTCTGATCGACGAGCTGGTACGCGCGTTCGCGACATACTCCAAGTGGTACTTCAAGTTCAAGAAGAAACGGGTCATCAACAAGGCGTTCCACCTCCGCTGGATCCGTTCGATCCTCGTGGCCTACGCCACAGGCGGAAAGCAATACATCCTGTCGCCGCCCCGCCACGGCAAGTCTGAGATCCTCATTCGCCTGTTCATCTGGCAGATCATCATGGATCACGACATACGCATCGGATGGCTTGCAGCCTCAACCAAGATCGCGAAGGTCATGCTTGGAAAGGTGAAGGCCTACCTCGAACACAACGACGCCCTGATTGCCGACACGCTGCCGGAAGGGGAGGCGTACAAGCCGCACCGCAACTCCGGCAAGTCCAAGATCCTGTCCCTCGACTTCGACGAGCTATGCGTCGATGACATCGAGGACTTCGACACATGCCGCGACGCTGATCAGCGCGAATACTCCAAAGACAAGTTCTTGGAGTTCGGCACCCGCAAGGAGGAGGACACCGTTTGGTTCGGTATCGGCTCACGCCAGCACCCAGACGACATCCCCCATTCGCTCATTGAAGGCGGCGAAGATGAGGAAGGGCTCTCATGGGCCGTCATGGTTGACGCCGCCCATGATGACGACGGATGCTCGCTCGACCCAGAAGTGATCGAAGGCCACGACGAGAACGGGTGTGTCCTGTTCCCCGAAATCAGGTCGTACCGCTGGCTCATGGAAAAGAAGCAGGAGGAAGCGAAGTTCGGTGAAGCAGGCCGTTACGAGATGCGGTACCTAAACCGTCCGCGGCCCACAACAGGACTCGTCTTTGACATGACACTCATCCAAGAGTACGCCCTCGACCGCTCGCTGGGGCTCGGGCTTGAGGGGCTGCCTCCTGGCAGGCTCATCGCTGGCCTCGACCCCGCATCCAGAGGCACACAAGCCGCTGTCCTGTGGCACTACGCCAACGGCGCTTTGACGGTTGTAGACATCGAAACTCAGGAAGCTGGAGGCTTCGCGGGCGCGTTGCGAGTAATGCAAGTTTGGCATGAAAAGTACGACCTTCGTGATTGGATCTATGAGGATAACGCACAGCAGTCTGAGTTCTTCCTTGATCCTCGACTCAAGGCTCTGGTCCGCGAATTAGGGCTGTCAGTCCGCAACCACACGACGGGCAAAAACAAGCAAGACCCCGAACTCGGGATCTCCGCTATGGCCCCCATGTACCACGACGGCACGATCCGCCTCCCGTTCGGCACCGCCGAAGCACGCTTGGCGATCGGTGTACTGCTGCGCCAGTTGGAGTTGTGGACGACCGATGGCCTGTCCCAGCGCAAGAAAGGCAAGACCGATGTGAAGATGGCATCGTGGCTGCCGTTCCCTCGCCTGCTCCGCTGGTTCCGTGAAGAAACCGTACAGACCGCAATCACAGACACAGGCAACCCGTCGTACCCATCTGCGTATCGCGGGAGTAGCGCACCGTGGACAACCCGATATCCGACAGGAACATAGATGCCAAACACATATCCGTGTATGCTGCACGAGACTGACCGCTTTGGAGTACAACGATGATCTTTCCCATGCTTGGTTATGACGAGGTAGCCCTAAGAGCCGACGCTCTCAAAATGTCGCACTCCCAACTCGACCGCAGACGTATCCGTGCCGTCATGAACGGTGGCGCAGCAGGCGTCCAAGCAGTACTCGGATGGGGCGTCGATGGGCCAGAAGGCGACCTCCGCGACATGGGCGTAGACCTCCCGACAGCGAACCTCATGTGGTCAGGCCTCGAGCGGCTCGCTCAGAAGATTGGTCGCGCACCGACCCTCAAGACCGACATGATCCCCACCAAGGACACCAAGGGTGCCCGCACCAAAGCAGACAAGCGGGCCCGTATCGTGCAAGGCTGGGACGACAACCAACGCCTCGAACTCCAGTTCCCGCAGATGGGCCGGTGGCTCCCCGGCTACGGCTTCACGTTCCACGTAATCAAGGAACGCGGGTTCGGTGACGACACGTATCCCGTAGCGGAACTCCGTGACCCGTTCGACGTATACCCAGGATGGTTCGGCGCAGACCAGCAACCCTCCGAAGCCGCCATAGTCAGGCGCATCCCATACTCAGACTTGAAAGCGATCTACGGCGAACGTGTGTCACAGATCGCACGGAAAGCTACCGGCCCCGGCGGTGCCTACCTTCTTGGTGGCGCTTGGGAACAGGGCGCATCCGGCAAGTCGAACGATGTCGAAATCATCGAGTACATCGACGCATCCGGCACCTACGTCATCTGCACAGAGACAGAGGACTTCCTCGACTTCGTACCGAACCCACTCAGCTCAGGGCCAGCGTTCGTCCTCACGAAACGATTCTCGTTCGACAAGCTCGGCTCCCAGTACCAGCACGTATTCGGCCTGATGGCTGTCCTCGGCAAGTTGAATCTGCTCGGCTTGATTGCGACAGAAGATTCGACGTTCCGAGAGACAAACGTGTACGGCGAGATGGACTCTGTGGAGTACCAGAAGGGCCGCGACGCAATCAACTTCTTCCAGAACGGCACACGGGTAGAGAAGCCGACAGGCGACCTCGTGAACCAACTGTGGCAGGGCGTCAACATTGTGGAACGCCAGTTCCGTATCGTCGGCGGCTACGACGTACAGCAGGATGGTCAGTCACCGCACTCGTTAGCTACGGGTGCCGGCATGGAACAGCTACAAGGCGAAGCGTCAGACAACATCCGTGAGTACCAGACCGCGATCAAGCACTCCGTCGAACTCATCGACCGGAAACGGTTGGAGAGGGAAGATGTCATGCATCCCACCAAGAAAAAGAGCGTGTACTGGTATGAGGGCTCCAAAGAGTTCGAGGAGTCATACCCAGCCGACAAGGACATCGCAGGCGACTACCGC